CACAGGAAGTAGCCATGGCGTCTTTGTTGTATTATCCTAACATTGTTCGAAGAGCTTCGAGTTTCTCCATCGACGCTTTCGAGGCTTTGCTCATCTCTGTGGTAATGTTCACCATACGACGAGCAATGGCTATTTGAATGTCACGCAAATTGCGCAGCTCTTCTAAGGCCTTATCTGCTGAAGCATCGTCGAGTTCCGCCACGGCAGAGCCCAAGTACTCATTGACATCTGTGAAGTCAAAGCCCAGATCTACCGCCTCTCGCTTTTTGCGCGTGCGCTTAGCGGGGGCTGGCTCTGGCTCGGGTGCTGGCTCGGGTGAGGGCTCTGGCTCTGGAGTTGGCGCTGGCTCCGGCTCTGGAGTTGGCTCGGGCGCTGCCTTGATGGCGGCTCCAAGCTTAGGTGCGGCTGGCTTAGATAATACAGGAGCTGCTTTAGCTTCTGCTTTTTCCTCTACATCCGCCTGCTCCGGTTCTGGTAATTTTGTGGCTTTCTTCCCTGTTAGGGGGTTAGCTAGTCCTTTCATTTTTTGTCCTTTGTTTCTTTTTATGGTTTTGTATCTGCGGGTTTTATCATTCCACCCGTCTCCAGAATACACCAGCCCTGTGGCTGGGTCTACTATGGTCGCAAGATCTTTCGAATCCGTGTATGCCGTTAAAGTTACATACATTAAACTGGTCTCGCTTGAGAACATGATCACAGGCACATTATTTAATTTGGTGCGCATGAGCTCTCCCTTAAGATCCGCTAGGCTTAAGTTGTACTTCTTTAGTATCGCCGATATCTCTGGAGGCAGTTGTAGCTTTACTGTGGCGAGCTCTTTCAAGAGCTTCGCATCTCCGTACTCAATAGTTCCCAAATATTTGGCACCGTCATCCGAGGGTTCTATTAGCCATAGGCCGGGCTCTCCCAGCGGGGGCTTAGCGCAGGGCACAATAGCAACAGATTCGCCACCCGTCTGCAGCTCACTGGCATTACAGGCTGTCAGGGGAATACTCTCCCTATCTAGAAGCACCTCAGGGCGCACCTTGTTGATGTCTGTGATTTGCAGTGTGGGTTCTATTGGCATGTACGCTGTAGCTTCGTTCTCGGGCAGTTCCAGCTCTGCCTTAGTAGGCATGCCTTTGTACACACAAGAAGGGCATAGATGATATATCTCGCCCTGGGACAGGTACTTACATGCTCCCCTAGAATCTGGTTCTTGCGATACCCTTTTCATTATTGTTGCGAACAACTCTCGCAACACCTTATCATGATCTATCTCCATTTTTTGCTCCTTCTGCTAAAGCAGAGACATGCTCTTGTGGATCTCTATGATAGCTTGCTGGATTTTTTCAGCTTTATCGGCTGCTTCGTTGAGGTGGGTATAATCTCGTATACCTTCCTTAAAATCAGAGCTCCCTAAGAGGCACGGAATACTCACTTTTAGTGTGTTACTATCTGGCATCTGCGAGAGTGTTATCTCGTCCTCAGCTAACCGCTGGTGCATCATGGCAACATAAGAGCTTAGATCATCCGGGTGGATATCAAATGTTATGTAGTACTCCGCCTTAGCTTCCCCTACGATGTCGTATTTTATACGACGTCCGAGCATTTCTTCGTTGGTCGTCTCCGGAGGCAGTACTATCGTTTTGGTCACGGCTGTCTCTATACCGTCGTCTGAGTTTTCAATAGTCTCTGTTTGGTCTGCTGTGTCGCTTCCTTGCGCCAGCACTTTGTCAGCCCAGCCTTTAATAACGTCTTCTCGAAAGCTCCTCCACCCCAAGAATCTTCTTGGCGAGACTCCTGTCATGCGTACCTCATCGGCACTGTCAACTATGTTACACCACGCTGCTAACCATTGGCTCAAACCTATAGTGCCAGAGCCCTCAAACAAGTCATCTTCTATGAGGGCTTCAGAGACAAAGTCTATGCTCTTGGTGCTTGCCTTGAATTCCTCGTGCATTCCATGACATATAGCCGCGAAATCCTCGAATGTTATATGGGTATCTATGATGTTACAAGTCCTCCAGCGCCTGCGGTCTGCTACTCTTTTTAGTTGTTCCAGCTCTATTGAGAGTTCACGCTTGAGTCGTTCACGGTTTTTATGGCTAACCGGTAGGGTAGGGGGCACGGCTCTGCTTAGTATGTTTAATTTTCTACGTAGTCGCTTCGCTTGCAGCTTCAATATATGATAAGGATTCATAGGAAACGCTCCGCACAAGGTCTGCGTTTGTATTGTGGTCTCGTTACCGTGCTTTTTTAGTACTTTGTATTGGCCCAATTCTTGGTCTTTATTTTTGGTTGATCTACAATAACTAGGAATTCTTACTGGCAGTGCCCGGTCTTGTAGATGCCAGTACATTAGCTCCCCGGCCTTCTTTGGTGGTTTCTTCTTCATTTACTTATCTCCTATTTTCATTCTTTGATTATAGCAAAGACACGTCTGTTGTGTCTTCTTCGTACTTTGGATCCAGCGTGGCGCCTATTTTACCATTAAGCAGCACGACGTCCGCGGTCTCTTCAAATTTCAATTCTATCTGATCTTTTATGCCGTATACTTTTTGTACATTGCAAGTCCACCAGATCTGGGAGTCATCTTCGTATACAATGCCTGAGCATACATCTACGATTCCTTTGTTCAAGTTGTCTGTAACGTCGGCCTTGCCTAAGTAAGGCACTATGCCTCCGTCTTCTATGTAGCTGCGAATTGCCTTGCTTGCGTTCTGGGGGCATCGATACGAGTATGTAAAGCGTACGACTCGTATAGGTAGCACAGAAGGACGGCCAGGACAGGCCGCCAGTATATACGGGCGGATGCTGTCCTTCCATCTTTTTACTGCGGGATCTACATGAAAATGCCCCCGACCACTACGTACGCTCTGAACGCACTTAGGCCGGATAGGTATCAGTATTTCCCATGTTCGCATTAGTTAGCAGTTGCCGCCTTTGCTGGCAACACGGATGTTGAGAGAGATAAGTTCTCCTGAATTCAACACACGTTCGTGTGCCTCTTCCTGTGATACTTCATCTTCACCTATCATGATTACGCAGCTGCTCAGCTGGGCGTCGGTCATGCCAGAACGAGCTCTCACTGCATCGTTATATATGGCTTCATGTACGGTGGTAACACCAACATCGATTGCTACGTTGGTGCTTTGCAGCCCTGCAGATGTCTCTACCGTGACCATACCGCGGCGTGGGATGTCGCGATCTGCTTCTGGTACTACTGGAGCGACTGGGGGAGTGCGGGACTCTTCATCCTCATCTTCATAGTCGTCCTCATCTTCATCGACAGATTCCAGTCCGAAGTGATATGTAGCCCCGTCTTCCACTAAGGCACCCAATATAGTTGAGCGCAAGAAGCTTGGAATTTGCTCTCCATTGAGTTTCTCAAATGCAGCTTTAAGTTCGTCGGTGTCATAGATATCAAAGAACTCTCGGACATCTCCTCTTGCACAGAGATCCATTACCAGGGTGCCATTAGATACTTCGAGGTTGAGGGCGTTGTTGTTTACGTCGTAGATTGTTACGTTTTTCATAATTGTCTTTTTCCTGTGTGTTCGAGCCATAACTTTTTATGTTTTGTACGGCTCTTGATTTTTGTTGTTCGATTACTTGGTGATTACTTTTTGTTGTTATTATAGGGATATGGATATGTTTACGCCATCAGTAGTAGGTGTTACTTGAAGGCCTTTGAATTCCTTAGAGGCACCCCCGTTGATGGTTGCGCTTACTTCCCTTTTTGATCCTGCGGATGCTGGAGCTGCCTTGATGCAGCTTGCATGTACTTCTGCTTCACGGGCCCGTTTGATTTTGGCTTTGCGCAATTTCTCGCGTCCAAGGGCACGAACACGGGCGTGCAAGGCAGGGTAATCTTCAGACTCGGTTCTGAATGTTACCAGGCGGTAGTCCTCGATGACAGTATCATCGGTTGCTGCCACAATCTGGTCAGCGCGCCCTTTTGGATCTGTAATGGTGACCACGGCATCTTTTACGTCATGGCCTGCGAATTCCAACAATTTGCGAAGTTCGCCTACTGTCTCTCCTGTCCATTCAATGTCGTGGACTCTTTCGTTCACTATTCGGAACGTGGTGATTTTGTCTCTCATAGTTTTCCTCCTGTTATGAGTTTACTGGGTGATTAAGTGTACTCATTGTGAAATTTTCCATGTCAATGAGTATTTCGTTTTTTCTAATCGGGGTGGAAACACCCTTGCGACTTACAGTGCTAGTCAGTCCGTCGCGTAGCCACTTGTTAAAGACGGCCAGCATAACATTAGAAATTATGCTATTGGTGATTGCAATCTGATCGTGCTTTGGCGATATCTGAGTGCAATTCTCTTCGTCAGGTCTTTTGTCTGCATCGGGCCTAACATTCGCATACACCTCATAAAGGTTTGGATCTAAGGCCTCGCCTGCTGCACGTTCGTAGAAAGTAACGTGCCCTGTTGTCTTTTCATTTCCTCCATTAATGACAAGACAGTTATCGAAGTTTTCCATGTACTTACTGACTTCGTACCTGGTCTTCAGGTTGTCCACACAAACAAACACAACACTAGCTTTGTATTTGTTTGGTGCTCTACTATAAGAATCCACAAACTTATTATCATTATTAAGTGAGGGCTCTAACGGTATCAATGTACGAAAATTATCAGGATTGGCGTAGGCTGGATATCCTATAATTTTCATGTTACGTAAGTAAGACTTACGCAGTATGGTATTATCAATCATTTTCATGCGTTGCACTAATTTACTGCCGGCTCCTGCGCCTTGTCGTAGGGCGTTTCTAGTATTGAATACGTCGCCATCTACAAGCGTTATACTATCTACCACACAAGGGATAGCTTCTTTTCCTGCTTGTTCCAACGTTTTTTCAATGCTGTATCCGCCCTTTTCCAGCATGTCAAGGCTTAGACTGGCGATGGCCATGGGTAGCATATCTATAACATACCCTCCAATGCCACCGCACCCCAATACATATACGTTTATCATTTCTCCTCCCAATTAGGATCAAAGGGGGATCCGACGGTAAAGGCAAGATCATCGGAATCATCGTAGAAGTCGTCACCATCTTCTGTCATTGCGGCGTAGTACTCATCTAGGATGTCCTCGACTTGATCGGCCATGCCATTATTAAACAGCCAGGCTAGACCTAGTCGTACTTTACCCACCTGGTCTAAAGCCTCCACAGCAAAGGTTGCTTCGCCCTTATTAGAACTCTGTGCCTTTTTCTGCAGCTCATCAAACCATGTTGCCGAAGATGTCTCTGGCATAGTTATTTTCTGTGCCTTTGGATCCCAGCCCTGCGCATCTCTGTAATTATAGATATCATCATTATTAAAGTACGAAACGGCCGCTGGGTCTTTAATACCTTTGATCTTTCGATATTGGAGTTCGTACTCCTCTATCTTCAGACGCTGTGCTTTAATGGTCTCGACCCACTCTGCATTAGCTTCATGCGGTACACCTAAAGGCACTGGCTCACATATCAGATCAAGCTCTTGATCGTATACGCCATGCTTAGTGCGGATAGAACATAATGAGGTGGACACCAAACCCTGGGTAATTCCCAGCACTATGTGTATGCCTATGTAGTCGCCCTGATACGCCGCATCTGTGCTAGACCAGAACGCCTTCATGTTAGGATGGGTATGGATACTTCCTAGCAGGCTGAAGCCGGGCTCAGGATGTACACCGTCGTCTGCCATGTAGACAGAAGCTGCACTACCTTTCTGTTCTGTGCATTTTATCCTCCATTCATGCTTGTGCCTGTTGTAATACAAGCTGAGCATGATTTCCATATTCGGGAATGCCTCAGCCGTGCCTAATACCTGACTCCACAAAGCTGCAGGTATTCGGGATCCTTTCCAACGCAGCCCTGTTGGTATCTCAGCTTCTGCTATGGGGGCATATGCTTTTAAGACTTTTAAGTCTTTGCATTCCTCCCAACCTTCCAATAAGGGGCTGTCCATTTTTATTAGGCATTGCTTATTGTTTATTATATATTCTTCTTCCATTCTTATATCTCTCTTATGTCGAGCCCTTCTGGGACCGACTCTTCTTCTTGTATTATTTGTTGTAAATCTTGGGCCATGTCCAGCACCATGTAATCTTTCAATGCTTTCTTATAAGCAGTATTAAGGGCTCTGATGGTGGGGTCATCTACATAGATGCTGTTCCCGAGTGTTCTAATTACCGTCTTGTTAATAGGTTTGCGCCTGCTTGCTGTTGACTGTCTCATTATCGTGTACCTTTGCCATTTAGAAAACACGTTGCAGTGTATGGTATCGGATCATAGGGCAAGGTCATCCAACCTGTCGGCTCTTTCAGGATACCAAGTATTTGCACCAAACTTCTTATGCTTGTGCTGGAAGTTGCTGATTTGTGGTTTAGGTAGGTATCGAACTCCTCTTTGTGCGGAGAATTCGCATAGGCCGCTTCCAGCGCATCCAGATTGCGTGGTACCCACGGTATGTGGGCATAGCGTTCAGCATTAAATACCAAGTTCATGGCATGCTGGAGTACTACGCCGTTGGTAGGCTCTATACTAGGGCTCACTGTGGCTCTTGCATTACCTAAACATACTTTTGTATCTGAGAATACGTTGGTTAAGGGCCATACCTTCAACTGGGTGTTCTCGCAGTTTACTTCTGATTCCGGGGCGCAGACGAGTCGCACTTGTCTGAGTGCGTTTGCTTTGCTTAATTCTACTTGGAACCATAGAGGGGGTAAATATACTTTCACATCTCTGGCTCCGGGGGCTAGCTCATCTGCCTTATACCGCATGCTCTTACCTTCTAATAACACCGTAATGTACTTTGTGTCCTTGGTCTCGACATACCCTATCAAGGGATACTTCACATCAGGAAAGATGCTAACCATTGTATCTGTTTCTCGCAGATAGTTATTAAGCGTATCTAACGGGATATCTGCTATCTCTGATAATGTGTACTTGTGGACTACGCCATCTAACATCAATGATAACGAGGATGTGAGACTGTCTCTAATTGCATACAATTCTCTGGCATCTGATTTAGTACTGCGGCGGAGCTTTGGCACTTCCGTTGTCACGAACGCTTCCAAGTCCATTATCTCTATTCGATCGTGACACATGCGAGTAGCAATACCCCCCTGTTGTAATAGGAGCTCTTTCTCTTTGGCAACTAGCATTGCTACTGAGTTAGGAGTCACATCGTCTACTTCTAATTTGTTCATATTTCTTTAGTTTCCTTTCATGTCTAATCAGTTGTTTAATACAACGCCATAAATCACACAATCCTGCGTCGGTTACTACGCTAGGGCTTTCTGGTGTTTGTTCTGGGCTCTCTTCTTGTTCTGTCCTGGGAGCTATGCTATCTGTTTCCATTGTTCATTTTCCTTTACGTTCTTTTCTGGTTTGAATATCTTACATAGATATTCGAAGGGCTTGCTTTGGATGCAGGGATCTGCTCCTGCCACATCTTCATCGCTATATGAGCGGATATAATCGAAGTATTGCACGTACCCGTAAAGTTGTTGCCATGCGGCAAAGTCTTCGGAAAACGGCACTCCATTTTGGGACTCTAGCTTCTTTGCTAGATTGAAACACGCAGCTCTTTGGGTGCGTCTCATGCGTTTAGGGGCGTTATACCCAAGCCCGTCTTTACGTATGACTACACCGGTTACGCGGCGTTGTTCACTGCCCCTAAGCCAGATCTCATGATCCTTCTTATGGTTGAGGCGCAGTCCTAGTTTGTTCTTCAATATTGTCTCGATACCGTGGAAGATAAACTTATAGTGCTTCCTAAGTTCTCCAGTGGCATCCGGGAGTCTGGCCAAGGTTATATCATCAGCATAACGGCTATATGAAAACCCTTGTTTCTTAGCGTATGCTGAGATCATGAGATCGGTCTCAAACATACCTATATTAGTTAAGTATGGACTGCAAGGACTTCCCTGTGGGAAAGACCCCTCTAACATGCATGCTGTTAATATGTCCTCTACTAGAGCGTGTCCTATACCTGAAGCTATTAAACGCTCCTTTATAGGCTCTACTGGAAAGTTGTCAAAGAAGTCCTTAATGTCCATGCACAGGATGACATCTGCGTTCCTGTCATGACGTATAACCCCTGTACATGTGTTTCTATTAGGCACGAAGCCATGGGCGAATGCCGAGGGCCTGAGCTCACGGTTATTGTAGAGGTACTGTAATATTGCACGCTGTACCTCTTTTAGTTCGTCATTGGGTATCGATATAGATCGTAGACCCCCTGACTTTTTTGGAATCTTGATTTTCTGCCACTCTAGAGATGGCATTGTGAATGTAAACATAGGACTCCTTTATGAGTTTATCCTGTTATACTTTGACGGAAGATGATGTGAAACCCGGGATTCGGGTTGCTTCCTTCGAAAGCATTATCACATCTGACCCGTCTACGACTACTGTGGAACTTGCCAGGATGCATACCATCCCGATAGTATCCACAACTACTACTGGACAAAAAACTCCAGATGCGTCCTTGTGTCTTATCTTCTTGGAGGAAGTAGCTAAAAGCACAAAAACGTCATCTAAAGGTCTTCTGCTTGCGTTTGATCCTTCTCTATGGTGTTTATACTCTAAAGATACAAAGATCGTTTTAATCGACCCTTGTAGCCCTTCTAGACAGGTGCTAGTGTTCATACCTGCAAGTGGCGATATATCTTTAATGAGTACAAGCACTGATGGGCTATCCTTCAGTGTGACCCGGGCTGGAAAGCCTGCGATAAATAAATACAATCGCGCTAACCTTTTAGCAGGCAGTCTTAATCTGCCTCTTACAGCGCAATTGAAATCTAAAGCTCTCGTGGAATCGCCGGTAAAGACACATAAGGATAATTCGCCAACAACTTCCAAAAAGCATAAAGGCAATCCACCGCGTAGTCTGCCGGCAAAACGGAAGTAGGCGCCTCTGGGTCCAGGCCCCTGCGCTCACACATTGCTTTCAAACCGGGCGCCTTGCCTAGGATTTTATATAACTGCTTAAAGATATCCTCTATGGTGTTTGATTGTGTCTCCCTCATCCCTAGCTCTGCTTCTGCACCCTTTAAGAGCAATGGCAAATCGTAAAGAAAGGGGGTACCGTCAGCCACTAAAGGCACTAAGAAGCTTTGTTGGAAGTCGGGGTTGAACGTGAACACCGTTCCTTTCTCCACGATATCTAGGAACCTATGCCTGAATTCTACGTTGTCCAGCCCATCTGCTAACATCTGTTGCTCTGATATCTTGTGGTAGTCCTGAGCCTGGAACAAGACTTCTCTTGGTACCTTACGGAACAAGGTTGTACGTACTGGCTCAGGCCTCAAAACCAGGGTACTTACTGCTAATATTTCAGCATAGCTCGGCTTTAGTCCGTTGGTGGCAGTTGCTAGCAGTACTACAGGCTTGTGAGCCCTTCTGGTAATTTCATCCTGCCACGTCATTGTTTTCTCCATTGTCATTGTTTTCTCCATTGTCATTGTCATTGTCATTCTCCTGCCTACTGGCCGTGTGTATATGCCAGCGTTTTCTCTTGATACTCGCTAAGAAGGTCCTCAATGATATTTGATGGACGATACTTCCGGAGCGTAGCGTTATTCCCTTAGAGGCTGCCACACAGACTCCTCCCGATAGTATGTAATGGTTATTAGCGATATACCCCTCTGGTGTATACGTTCCAAACAGACCTGAATGCTGTAGAAACTTGCGCTTTAGTTCAGCTATCCCGTCCGTAGGTTTTGCTCCTATTTCGGCCCTCACTACTGAATCAAAGATAGGATTCAACGTCTCAGGGTGCTTGGTGATCCTGAACAAAGTGGGAGTTACTACATCAGCATAAGGATATCTATCGCTATTTCCCATCGATAGTATTTTATTCTCTAGCCACTTAGGGCAGTCGTCGCTTACGATCTTCCTGCTTTCACAGAAACGAGCTGGCGCAACCCGCTCTCCGGGCTGCTGGTTAAAGGCCAGAATGTTGATCCCTTGGCGACGTCCATCTAGTACTGTCATTACTTCCGAATCTCTGAGTTCAATCACAGACCGGTTATTGTTCATGTATAATACGGGAGCGGCGCTGCTGAATACAATCTCGCCTCTGTTGCAGGTAAGTACGTTTAGCCTCAGATCACTTAGAAGTATGTAATTCTGAGCTATACGGTTCTTACCAGCAGTCCATTTGTAGAGTGCTAAATCATCAAGCTTCCCGAGTCTATCAAGCTTCTCCTGTAATTGCATCTGCTGGTGCCTCCACTGTTAAGGTGTCCAACCCATATGCAGGATATGCAAGTGCTACAGCTATTCTAGTCTTAGTATCAGTGCCTGGCATTCCAGACATGAATGCCTCATCACAAGCAGCTGATAAAGCCTCCCAGCTGGTATCTCCTGTACAATTTATAAACATGTGGGCTATAGCCTGTATGTTGTGTAACACTTCTTCAGTTTCGTGACACTTGATTGCCCCGGATTTTTGGGTTTCGTTTTGCTGGCGAGTGATGACGCCTCCAAGTCGTAGCTCTTGTTCCATTCGAGCATACGTCTCAGGGCTGAGTACATCTTTATAGTTGGCCAGTTTAGAATACTCCATAATGCCTCTAAGGGCTTCTGAGTCTGCTACTGCATCTCTACGGCAGAATAAGCCATACACTGAGAACATAGTTCCGAACATAGTCTGCGTCCATAGATTGAATGCGTATTGACTTACACTATTCACGGCTTCAAAGAACTTCTGGATCTGTTCCGCTATAGGAGTAGGATCTTCTAGGACTCGTATCTGAAAGACGCAGATACAACTGTGAATGTATTTGAAGTCGTTGAGCAAAGCAGCATCCTTGCATTGATCTTGTAAGCTGAGAATAGCCACTTTGGCCATAGCTGGTATCAGCCTTCTAATATCGGTTTGTGGGTCAAAGAACAATGGCTCACCCTTTGATCTTACACGGCTTAAGTGAAGGGTGGCTTTGGTTCCTTTCTTTTTCTTGTTCTCTTTTTTCATTCTGTCTCCTTTGGTTGTTGTGGAAGCCATACTGCCAATGGGCATTGTTCGATGGTCTTCTTGCAAACATTACATGGTATGGGGTTAGCACATTTAGATACTCCAATTCGGAATTCTGATAGTGTCTTGTTGTGTTCTCTTTGGGCTGTAGTACAGTCCCATTCGTGGATTGTTGCTTGGTGTCCTGCAGCAGATAATACAACTCTTGCTTCCATTCCTGCAAGCTCTTCTGCTGGACAGTCATACCTCCTGGTGCCTGAAAACTTTTCCAAGAACCTGTAGATAGCTGCTGCATAAAGGCTTACGTGTGTTATTATTCCTGCTCCGAGGCCTGTTTTTAACTTCAGCTCCACCAAATAGCGTTCCCTTCCTCCGGAAGAATGGCGTAGTTTTAGTACACCTATAAACACTACACTGGCTGTGATAGGTTCGCCACCCCACTCAGGTATTCGCATACCCTCTTCAATGAAGTGCCAGTTCGCAACGATCCTGTGCATGTTAAGTTTCACCAGATGGTCGTCTAGGGGCTTGTCTATTAGATGCTCCAGACTCTGGTATAGGGCGTGTATGCCTGCACTGGGAAGCGGTCTGCTCTTGGGCTGGCAGATACGACATAGAGTTAGACACAGTGCGGACAAGAGCTGTTTATCACAGACCCTGCACGCAAAGTGTTCTATCTCGGTTGTTGCTTGTTGTAGATATTTATCTACTTGTTTTAGCGTTGGTGCTCGCATTTATTTTGTTACCATCTGCATCCGTCACAGCCACTCCGGACAAGCTGTCGATGTGTTCGATGTTATCCTTTAGTACAGTGATCGCAGCTTCCAGCAAGCTACGTGTGGTCTCGGCTTCTGCTTTAACGTCGTCCAGGTGCGTTTCTGCGTCTGGGACGGTATCGCTCATAAAGAAACCATCTAACGCGTTGTAGAACTCATCGCAGGCTTCCTCATTGATAACTTTCTTAAGCATCTTCTGCCACTTGTTAAATTGCCTCATGATGTCTTGGTACTCTTCTGTAACCTCTACAGGGCTTCCTCCTTGGGATGGGTCGCTAGTGGAGACATCTATGAAATCGCTTTTCTGATCCATGTTGATGGCTGCAGTTAGTGCTTTACGGGCCCGATCTATCGCATCTCTGTCGCTGGTGTCTTTGATCAGCGTTACAAACGCTTTAATGATATTCTTGCGCGTATCATCATCTTTGACTTGGGCCAGTTTACGCAGCGTGGTGGTGTCGCATCCTCGGATTCCTAACAAGTAGCAATCTACTACTGTTAAACGGGCTGCGACAGCTCGTAGCTGGTAGATGTACGGAACTGATTTTTTCATCTCAGTGGCCAGCTTATTATACGCTGCTGTGCCGTATGTCCCTTGGGTAAGAGCTTTGTCTAGACTGTCACCAATATACCAGAATCTGGCCATACTGGCTCCTCGCTGGAGAAGCTCACTGGCTTCTGCCCGGCTCCTGATCGTTCGGATATCTTTCATAGAATGTTCTACGTATTGTGCGAGGGCTTTAGTGTCTTCGAACTTCTTTCCCATGTTCTCTGTGGCATCGTAATCAAAACCCTTGAACACTTCCTTCACGTTACCGAGTACTTTGGAATCATTAAGATCCTCGTACCCCGGCAATTCTATGATTTCTATTAGGCTCTGGTCTTCTCCAGTCTCTGTTATCACTTGTGCCGGCAGTTCTACCGCTACGGCTGTTTCAGTTGTAACCTCTTCTTTCTTTTTCTTTGCCATAGTTGGCTCCTTATTTTAGTATTCCTGGTGATCAAAGATCTGCGGGATCCGCTCTTTTGCATCTGCTGGGCTAAAGATATGAATATCGGGCAATACTCCCAGAGATTTGAAGAACAGGTGCATCTTGCCTTCTACGTAGGAGGTCTGCATGTTCGTAACTATAAGCGTATTATCTCCTGCTACCGCGAACATTAGACACTCTGCTGAAGGTACCATCTGGCAGCACTTTTGAAACGCATCAAAGAGTTTACTCTTAGGGAATCTCAATAGTGCTACACTATTATCTACAACTTTGAACTTTTTAAAGAACACGTTGTCTGGCACACCTACTAAGTCACAAAGGGCATCTACTGAGTAGGTGCCCTCGATGCCCATCTCGCGTATGCTGTTTTCCATTAGGCTACGATCGGCACAGAAGAGTTTCCAATTCTTACGAATGAATTTTATTATTTCATCGCTCTTCTGTTCTTGTCGCAAGCGCGTTGCTTGCTTGCCTATATCGGCTAGAAATGCTTCACGTGCTTTAGTCATCTTTATCTCCCGTATCAATACTGAACAGTGGTTTAGACGGCGGCTTTACAGCCTCTACCTTTTTAGGCGTGGCTTTCTTGGCCACTGTCTTCTTTTTTGCAGGAGCCGCTTTCTTTGCCGCAGCTGGTTTCTCTTCTTTACCTTTGTTTTTTATGTACTTGGCATACTCATCCAGACCTTTGATCTTCTCAATTTTCTGATACATTCTAAGGTCGTCCAAGAGTTTGGAATTCTCAGGCGCGAATAACGCAGCTTCAAATTCTTCTGCTGGTGCTGATTTGAGGTTCAGTTGCCTGCAAGTGACTAGCTCTTTATCGCTAACACTGACATCGCATATGTCGCGGATCTCTCCTACACCTTTCTCGGGTGCTGCAATACAACGGGCGCTTGCTAGGGCCCATTCGAACTTATGCCCATAGGCATCTTCTTCTGAAGCACCGAACTTATTCCAGCTGAAAGTTAGCTCTATCATACGTGCATCACAGAAGGATGTCTTTGTGGTGCGTAACTTCAAGAGCTTAGCTGTTCCGCTGGCATGTGTATAGAACGAAGAACTTATCATATGTCCGCCTTTAAATATCTGGCTGACACCACCCGTTATTTTCTTCTGCGGTCTGGCCCCAAAGGTAGCAGCCGCTGATTCCTTCTCCTGGTTAATGCAGATCACTACCATAGGAATATCTCCTATAACGTGGCCGGAGTTCTCACAGAAGTACTTAACGTAGTGCGCTTTATCGTAGAAGCCTTTGCCTACCGCTCCGTCTGTGGTTATCTTTCCTATAGTATCTGAAGATGCGGACCCTCCTATAGAATCCAGCCCCACAATGATAGGTATATCATATTTTGGGATGTTCTTCTTATAGGCTGGAATAAGTTGGGTTGCTATGTGCCCCATGGCCCCTTCAATGGTCAACCCCTGTACCAGCCTAAAAGACTTGCCTATGATATCACCATGACGTTGCATCATAGAGCTTAGTAATGTAGGACTTATCTTATCTTCGAGCTCGTACACGAACCCCAAGCCATTTAATCCTCCATTGTCTGAGGAGGCACAGACGTGCCCCATCAAATCAAACAGTAGAGGACTCTTGCAGGCAGCTGGTGGGCCTGCGATTGAGTGGAACACCTTCAAGCGAAGGCCGGTAGAACCAAACAGATACTGCTGAGCATAATGCTTTAGCGGCATCCCGAATTGGTTCTCTTTGAGTTCCTTTACTGTAGTAATTACTCCGGCTTTATCGCTTTTCTTAAGGTCGTCCATCATGTTATCCATGAAGTCTGCCATTTATTATTCCTCTGTTTCTTCTTCTTCGTATTCTTCTTCGTATTCTTCTTCCATGCCGTCATAGGTGTCAGCCAGGTCGTCGGCCAGGTCTTCATCGTCTAGAAGGGCTGCCGCGGCGTTGGCCTGGGAGTCATCCTCTTCTGCGGTTATTGCTGCTGCCTTGCGCAGCTTAGCCACCTCTGCTTTGATCTTATCTGTATCTATGCCAGAGCTCTTAGGAATTCCTTTCAGTCCTCCTAGCTTAGGAGCTGTAGGTACAGCCTCTTCTGTTGCTGCTGTAGCTGATGGTGCTAAGGATAGTCCTTTAGCTTTGGGAAGAGCAGGGGTGCCTGCTGTGATTGCGCCAGTCAGTTTGGTGTGCCCATCGCAAAACTGAGCATAACGACCTAGACCTTTAACTGCAATCTCTTCAGGTAGGGCGTAGGTGCTGAACTTAGGGTCAGTGCCTATAACATAATTAACGGTATCTGCCCCGTACTCGGCTGCTAACAGCAAAGCTTGCTCGTCCGCAGTCAGGTAGTGGAGTACATCCTCCCAAGGGTGCCACAGGCTCTGTACGACGTCTTCTGACAATGGGAACGGGGTTGGTGTCCATCCCTTGCCCGGCGCTTGCACTGATGGGCGTAGCATTTTGTACTTTCCTTCTGGGTCATCCACAGAGTTCAAGAACATCAAGTTGCCATCCAGCTCTGCCATGCCACCGTATTTATTGTTTGTGATAGCATCCAACGGTAGTCCTGGATTAGAAGGTTCTACAAGAGCTTGCATGAGTGCGCCAATAGACTTTGTATGGTCTATAGCTACAATTGCGAGCAATGGCAGTACTTCCCCGTCAGCATCGAGCAGTGGCATGCCCTCCTTGTCCGCGTTATCTCGGCCATTGGTTTTGAAGATTAGCGCTTGCATCAGCAGAGATGGTTTATCAAATTTGAGACTGCCTTTTCGCCCTGCCCATACACGCCACTCATTTGTGACCCCGAACTTAGATTTACCTTTAGCGTTGACTGCTCCCCAGATATTGCGTACAAAGCAATGAATCAAGGTATCACCAGCAAACTTGGACTCGTCTTCGGAGCCTGGAGCATAGTCCGTAATGAAGGTCTGTCCAGTCTCTCCAAAGTTGTTCACTGTGGTTGCCATCATGAAAGTACCAGAGAGGTAATCCGAATACGGTGCATCTGTGCTGTAATCGTTTATATTGGTATTCTGGCGCAGAACTTTGCCGCTGGCATCCAGTCCTGGTATAATGCGAATAATATGGTCTTTTGACGTCCAAAGTGAGCGACTTATGATGCCCGCTGTTTGGTATTCTAAAACAGGGATAGCATAGTCTCTGCGATATGCCTGTTTTACGAATGATATATAGGAACCTCCACGGTTCCGGGTTGGTTCGCTGATTGAACTTTTCATTGCTCATTTTCCTTATTTAGTTGTTTTATAAATTCGGGTGGCTCTATTATAGCCAACCCGCTTTCGTCTTTCTTTAGATCTTTGTATTCTGATGCCCCCTTATCCCAGTGAGTACTACAAGTGGTTTCCACCTTAATGTCCACATCAGGAATAGCTACTCTCATACCTTTTATCATCAAGGCCTCTACGTGAGGTATATGAGTTTCTAGCTCTTCTCTTGTCAGGCAATATAGCACCTCGTCATGGACAAAGTTTGTCAGTCTTCTTTCATACCCTGCTGTCATTAGGTTCCAGCACGCTATCTTTGCTCCGTAGGCTACCAGCCCTTGGAATTGCACATTACAGGCAGCATTGAATGTACACCTGTTCCTAACCATGCCATTTATTAATGTTGCTTTATATAATTGCCTCTTCTCTACCTCCTCGTCTTCTATCTCATCTTCTTCTGGCGGAATAAACCCATAAGGATCCCCATAATTACCAGCATCTTTCACAGGTTCTGGGTTCATATGCTCACGCATTTCTGTGAAAGTATTGATCCAGGCATCCCTCATGAAAGCTGCTTCTTCCATGCTTATATGCACCCCTGATTCTCTACTTGTCTTATAGAACGTTTTAACGCCCAATGCCCCAGGGAAGCCGAAATTTGCCGCCTTGGCTTTTTGTCTGGCGGCATCGCTTACATTAGCCTTCAAAAAGATGTTCATATCTTTTACCCATGTTGGATCTGAGGCTCCGCTGAGGTCGGGTGTTATTAGCTTGTCCATCACGCCAGCGAACCATCTATGGGGGTCTAATCCAGCGTTAATAACGGTACGCATAACGCTATGACCAAATCTGGTATAACATGCCTGAGCGAAGCCACAGAGTTCTACGAAACTGAAGTCAGTGGCGCATAGTACTGTTCCTGGGTAGGCCTTATACATTAACCTTAACGGGAATTCAGCATCTCGTGCGGGTATGTTCTGTATATTGGGTCTGGTGCTACTAGTACGTCCTGTTCTAAGCAGGTTTGTGAATCTGGTGTGTATGGTGTTATTAGCAGTTAGATGTTTCCTATTCAGGTATGTGCTCAGATAGTTCTGGCAATGCCCAAAGGTGGTGTAAGCATCAAGGAATTTGTCTTCGATCCCAAGGTCTTCCAGTTTCCATGTATCTTTACGGGTGAGCTTAAGCTTGCCGCTCTTCTCTGTCCGCTCTAATTCTAGGTCTGGATTACTATCTAGAAGGCCTTGTAAATGTTTCTGAAAGAACATGCTAGGTCCCATAGGAGGGTCTTCTGCCAGCCATTCTGGATGCTCGTCCATATACATACAAGCATTTTTTACAGCGGTGTCAAAGTCAAACCCGTGGTCTTTCACGTATCCGTTATCTGCTTGTTTAACAAACTCGGCCATTATCGCACCTACGAAGGTGGGCAATACACTGCGTTTACGGGACTCATCGAACGCTAGAAATTCATGCTTCTCTGCTAATGCATCATACATACGCTTAGCTTCTGCATTTATTTTCTGGTCTGGGTTCTCGCAGACGTATTTTACCGACTGTACACAATCTAGAACTGCTGCAGGATCTTCTGAGAAGTTCTGTTCATGATTCTTATGAATCTTCCTGCTTCAGCACCGCCCGTTACCGGGCAGCTCCACAGGCACACCCGGTGTGACCCACCGTGTAAATCCTCAGACCTTCTTTCAGAAGGTTCAACGCTGCGTTCAAATCACGGTTGATCGCATGTCCACATTCTGGACAATGGTAAGTACGATCAGCCAGGGCCAGTTCAGCGTTTATGTGTCCGCAGTTGCTACAAGTTTTGCTGGATGGAAACCATTTGTAAACCTCAATAAAGTTGTTGCACTTATACTTGAGTTGTCTCAGGATTTCCGACATGCAGGAAGACTGTACACCTTTACGTACGTACTTATTGTCACCTTCCTGCATGGCCTTCACATCCAACTTTTCAATGCAGACAGTGCCGTGGTTCTTGGCAATGAGTGTAGTGAACTTGTGAACTGTGTCTTGTTTGATATTGTTGATTCTCTGCCAGGTACGGGCTACCTTCAATCTCGCTTTAGCTCGATTGTTGGAACCTTTCTGCTTGCGAGCAAGAAGGCGCTGCTTTCTGCGTAGCTGCCGTTCCAGGTCTTTGAGCTTGGCCGGAGGATCACAGGTCGTACTGTCACTCGCCATTGCGAGCTGTGTACACCCGACATCAACTCCTACAAAAGAGTCACGGTCTGTTCTGCGTTCCTCTTCAAGTTCGACCTGGATTACGACGTACCAGCCATCTGCCTGATGCTTGACTGCGGCGGAAACAACCTTCGCATCTTCATAACGAAGACGCTCAGTCATTCTGATAAGTCCGCACTTGGGCAATTGGATTCTATTGCCAAGGGGTTTGAAATGAGTATTCGGGACATAGAAGCCGTCCCGCAGCCCTTTCTTGTGAAAAGTGGGATGCCTACGAACACCTCTGAAGAAAGCCTTGAAAGCGCCTTCCAGGTGCATGAACGGGCGCTGCAAACACGCAGCGCCAACTTCCAATGCCCAGTCAGGCCTTTCCTGCTTCCACAGAGAGATCAGACCATAAGCGCTGCACTTCTCACCAGCTTCGTAGAGCTCATTCCACTTGGCCAAGCCCCAATTGTAAGCATACCTGGCAGTACCTGCTGTTTTAGCCAGCATGATAGCCTGGTGCTTATTGGGTTTCAGCTTGATTTTATGCGCTCGTTGAATCACTTCAAATTCCTGTGTATTATAGTACCTGGTTCTAATATAGCATGTGCGTCAACAATATCAATTGTAAATCTGAGGATTTACGTCGATTCATAAGACCTCATGGTTCTTGTTCAGACAGTGTCGCTACTACTGCCCGGCTTATCCAGCTGGTCAAGCTGGGGCTTCCCGTTCCTTTCGGACGGCACAGATCATATCATCGTGACGGTTTCCCGTCACGGAGCACTTCGTGCCCGCTTGGACACTAACGGAGGAGCTTATCAGGTATACCCTCCGATGATCGTTGAACCTTTTCCCCGGTGCATGCTGGGTTACTGAACCCAGTTTAGCTTTAAACATACGTACCGGTTGATCGGCTGCTGATTACCATGCCGGGCTACACTCCCGGTTTAGGCTTCCAGCAATTCACTTTCTTCTTCGACAGGGATCGCTCCCTGAAGGTACCTACGCCACGTTCTTGATATTGTGTACGAACGTGAAGCATCGATACAAATAACAGATCATCATTTTCAAGTTGGTCTTTTTTGGAATGGTGGGATTGTGTATCTGTTCACCGTCTTCATTCTCGTACTCTTCTACAAATAATTCTGGCTCTAGGTTGCCAAGAGCGCATAACTTTTTATATTCTGAGTAGAAAAAGTTCTTTAGCTCGGCGCGTTCTTTATCTGCGTTTCTATACGGATCAGGAAAGCCGAACTGCAGTAGTCTGAGTCTTGCCTCGTCCATGGATGCCTTTAGCTTTGCCTCCATGGCATCATACACTTTAGGATCTACGTGTATACCATTACGGGACATTGCTTCAAGGGCTAGTGCCCCTTGGGTATGTACCACCTCTGTTGGCTGCTCTTCTATCACCTCTCCTAATCCCCAGGTGCTTACGCAGTCTAGCGCCAGATATCCGAGTTGCTCTAGTGTTAGTTCCCGGAGACTTCCGTCCTCGTTATAGCGTTTGAAACTCAATCTTACTGAATTATCTGGATCGTCTGGATCGCCTTTATCAAGAGTGCAGTTTAAGTAGTGCAGAGCACATCCGGCTAAACTGTATAAGTTATGCCGTATCCACCCTATAGTTGCTATCTCTTTCAGATGTACACGTATCTGCATATCGCGCACTCTGCCTTTATCAGTAGCAAACAATACTGACTGGTCCTCATCCTCGTTATCAAGGACTTGACGGTCGTATCCTGCTCTGAAGTAACGCTGCTCTATGTCTCTTACACATAGTTGTCTCATGAATGCGGCCACGTGCTGCCACATTACTACCCAGCAAGTGCTAGAAGGTGCATCAAACACACCCAGCACCACTACAGGCGGGTCTTTAATGGTGGCAGTGATTAATTCCGTTTCCGTATCTATTCCCACGCTAGGGCCTAGAGTTGGAAACGGATCTCCAGCCTCCCAGAGTTTCAGCAATACGTCACCAACAAAGGCGCTAGTGGATACTGCTGTTTTCCCTAGGTCTTTCATATTAGTCCTCTTTTTTAGGGTTTTCGACTAGGTACCATATTCTAAGCATAATTATCATGATTGTTACGCCTATGAAAATAAACGCATCGTTTGGATTTTTTGTTTCTATATATTCTTCACATATTCCATGTGCGAAAGCTAGATACACGAAGCCGAACAATAGTATCAGAAACAACTTACCAAATACAGTCAGTGCCAAGCCTACTGCCTCTAGTGTAGTAAATTTGGTATCTACTTGTTCTAGTTCTTCTAGCTCTTCTAGTTCTTCTTCTTGTGGTTGTTCTATATCTTTCATGTCAGACCCCTTTTTTAGTATTGGTTTTCTTTTCTTCCTCTTGTACAGCATAGCGCGCCAGTGTTATTAGCAGGCCTACGACAAGAACAGTGAAACTACGACTTACAAGGGTTAGTACCACTGTGAGTACTAATAGGATTGATATGTTTAGAGACATTACTGCGGTTGCAATCTTTGTCCCTGCGGAGTTCAGTGAAGCAATCCAATCCACCTTACCCAGCTTAGCCAGCTTAGCCTGCCATGTGCTTTCCTCTTTGTCACATACTTCCTCAGCTGTAACTACTATGGTTGGTTCTTTCTTTGGGGTCTCTGGTGTGTCCATTTTCTTTGATTCCTTTTTAGTTGTTTTCTTTTGCTTCTTACTTTGCTGGCTTTCTTGGAGCGCAGCATTTATTTGGTCTTCGATACTCTGAACCAGTTCTTTGTCTTTCATTGTTTATTTCTCCTATACCTTTGTTATTACATGCTTTAGTAAATGGTCCTGCATCTCTGCTGGTACCTGTTTTACTATCTCTGCCCATATATCCATACGCTCCATGTCTCCTGGGTCCTTGGCTGGGAGTATTACTAGGTGCGCTCCTTTAGGAAATACATTGGCATCATTCCACATCTTAATCTGCTTCCTGGCTACTGCCACTGGGTCCGCTTGTTTATTCACCTCTGTATCAGGGCACCAGATCAAACCTTGTCCTATAGTGGTTAGAAGCGTGCTCTGCATAGAGGATGGAGTATGTCCAAACACACATACTCCAGGCTTACCTATCTTTAGAACATCGAATATGCCTTCGCATAAAACTCCTACTCCTATAGAGCGTGCTTGATCGATATTCATCACCACAGTGCGTTTTCTAAAGCCCGGATGAAACCAATACTTTATTCCTCCTGATTCTAAGAATTTACTAGGACACCGTGCTTGTACGCCCCTGAGTTTTCCATTCATTATAATAGGAAATATAACCCAAGGTAGGTGATCGTTCAAGTAGGTATAAGTACGGGGACTTCTTATCGGGCCCCATCCCACCTTGAGCCAGTCTATATCCTCCTGAGTAACACCTCTTTCTATCAAGTAGTCTATAATGTCAGGATTCGTGTTCTCATCACAGTATTGAAAGTCTGGTACCCAGCTTTGGATTCCTTCAAGGGTTACTTCAGGAGATGTCTGGAATTTGGCAGTGCCATCATCGGCATCAGTGTCGCATTCAATTACATTGACTGGCATAGTGCCGTTGTTAGTAGCCAACATAGCTTGGCCTATTAGCCCCTCTAGGTAGTCTCGATTCTCCGTGTATTTAAGACACCCATTTCGGAAGCATTGTGCTCGGAGACCTCCTACACGCAACAGTGTCCCATTCTTCATGGGCTGTGCATAGGAAAGATATGAAATATAGAGGTGTTGTTTTCTGTCCTTACAAAAAGGACAATTCACACTGTACTGTTCTCCGTGTTCTTCTTCTTCTGGTATCCTCCAATCGGATACTGTGCCCGGGATGTATTCAATTCTTGCCTGCGCACCCTCATTGGTGACGCCAACTTTCTTGAACGCACGTTTAAGGGCATTATACAAGTGATCATTTAACATGTCTACTCCCGTTGCTGGGAGTACACCCAGCTTATATCGTTGTGGTTATTCCATTTACTATTTTTATTTCTAGTCCATTCTTTAAAACGCATCCAGCGCTTTTACAAGTGTCTTTATTTGCATAGCATTTCATAATTCCTTTCTTATTGTTTTCTAGTAACCGTGCGCTGGTTAATTCCGCGCTACATATACCATTACTAGTTAATAATTGTTTCAGATCTGCACTACAAATATCACCGTCATACAGTTTGTTATCTCCTTCCCATAGCACGCAGATTCTTGCTATCCTATTGGGATTACGATGGCTTCCAGCACATAAGGTCAACTCTTTCTGTCCTGTAGTACCTCTGTTCAATTTGGCGACTAGCCCATCTTTTGCTGTCCATAGCTGCTTGATGTCCCTGCACAATTCGTCGAATTTGTCTTTAGTCATACGACCTCCATGTCATTGATTGATGTTTTCTATGAAAACATACTACCATATAACATGAAAGTCAAGGGCTATAACAAACTATTATGAAACATATGCGGCATATTCCTTAATCTCTGCATGTATTGCTTGCCGCGCTTTCTCCATCGACGCTTCTGAGTCGTCTCCGAAGTGCTTCTTTACTTCTTCTTTGGTTACCCATGCAAAACCTATCCTACCAGCGTCCCATGGATCACTAGGCTCTCCTGCATAGATGGACAAGGACGAATGGTCGGTCATTGATACCATAACAAGTATATGCGCATCATAATCATCTATAAGCATCTGCTCGATCTCGTCCCAGCCATTGTAATTATTATAATTTATTTTAGGTTCTTTGTCTCCTAAATTATACTTACGATGTGCTAAGGATAGATGGCAGAAGTTATCTCCGCTATCTCTGGGATTGAAGTCATAGTAATCATCATCATAGATGTCCTCCTCTGCCGCTGCCTTTGCTTCTTCTAGTTGTTCCTTGAGCTCAGTATTTTCTTGCTTGAGCTCTTTGTTTTCTTTCTGGCTTGCTTCAAACTGCTCCAGTACAGAAGTTAAATCAATTTTTACGTCCATCTCCATTCTTAATCTCCTAATTTATTTCCCTTGAGTAAGATGATGCTGCCATCCTCCTACGATTTAGTACCTCATCATCATCCTCTGCGTCTGGTTCATATTCCGCGGATGGTTTATAAAAATTACCATCTCGATTTGGAATGTACCCATCTGCTAGTACGAACTTCGAGTAGGCGCCTTTGAGTTCTATTGTTTTTCTTATTTCTTGGGCCTTCCGCGATTTAGCTCCATTGAACCAAGCAATATTATTTTTATCTCTGTTACCTAGTGTGAGTACTATGTCGAAATAATTGTTCATATCGCTCATGTCTTTAGAGTCAGTCTTATCGGGAGCATACGTTGGCTTAGCATTTTGTGACTTTTTGTTAGTCTGATGGAAGAATATTATTTGTACGTTTTCTTCCTTGGCCATCGCTCTGGCAATGTCAATTTCAGCCTGTGTCATAAAACGAAATGCCTTGGATAGGTCTTTACCGGTAGCTGCGCCTACTTGAGACATCATTGCTCCGATCCAGTCTATGATGATCGATTTGAATACGATCCCTTTGGCTTTCAGTTCTCTTACGTGCTTCCACACGCTGTACATACCTCGATTATCCTGAGGGTCTTGCTCGTCTACTTCATATTTGGTCATGTCCAATGCTTGTAGTTTATCAGCGACCCCGGCTGTGGCGGTCCAGAACTGTTGCTGGATCTCTGGCTCTAAGTTGTTAAACCCTTTGTCTCGGATATCATCCAGGCTATGTCCTGTAACATACGAGATAAGACGTTCAGATATGTCTCCTTCCAAACTCTGCTCATACGTTGCCCATAGGGTATTATTACCCATCAAAGCTTGTGCACAAGAGTACTGAACTGCGATAACTGTTTTACCGCCGCCAGAGGGGCCTAGAATTAACCACAACTCTCCAGATCTTCCTCCTCCACTGCTGACTTCGTCCAGCCAGTTAATACCGGTTGGTATACGTACTGAGTGTGTTGCCAGCTCCTCGATGTCTTTAAATGGCGAGAAGAGGGCCTTCCCGGCATTCACATCTGCTTTGGTATCCAATGTGCTCATTGTACGTTTAGTGCGGTCTACGGCTTCCTGGAGGGCTTTAATGTCTGGATTATGTCTAACAGCTGCACTGATCTTTCGGTTGGCATCTAGCTGCACCAGTTCTTTAATTAAAGACATACCTTCTTCTAATGGCGGAATTGCGCCTGACATTAATCGTCTCAGTATAGTATCGCACTTATCGAGCATTTCTCCTGGTATACTATTGGATGCTTGTAGCTTCTCTGACAGTCCTGCGGCTATCAGGTCTTTGCTAATACGTAATCCGTATTCTTTCTTATACTTCTTTATTACTTCAGTGTATCCTTGCCACATCACATTCAGCGCGGGGCTAAAGGTGCGATGGAAGAGATCTACATGCTCCCTGCCTACTAACTTTAAAGCTCTGCTAGTAAGTTCTGGATGTCCGAGTACTGCTAGAAAGGCTAGTTCCTGATTATTTAAGACCTGCATTTTTCACCTCCTCGCCTATTTTGCGAAAAGATTCTGGAAGATTATCTAATGTGGACGGATATCTTTTGAGTTGCTCCTCTATCTCGGGTCTGAAGCGTTTGGCCATCTCTGTGTGCCCCTCAGCTGCAAATAATACGTACAAGATATAAGGATAGGTCATCTCTACTAAACGAGTAAAGCATTGATCTATATCTGCAAATTGCTCAAAGATTTTAGATACATAGTCCACCGCGTTTACCATCAAAGATGGCAAGTCATCGCGATACTTCAATGCATCTTTTGCGTATCCTTCCACGGCCTTGCCTGTAGTCATATTTCCATATAGTATTTTTGAACCATATTTATCAATACACCACATGAAAAAACCATACGCGCTCAGGTTGATATTATACTCCTTTTCGAAGCGATTCAAGCCTTTAGCGACTTTCTTAAACTGATAGTTTCGGGGCGCGTATTCCCCTAACAGGCTTGTCAGTTCCGCCTGTAGGCTTTGTTCTGATACCATTTATTAATTCCTCTCTTGTTATCTTTTGCCATTCCTGCTGCTTATAAGTCTCCTCACGAGCAAGGGCTCTTCTATGTGACCACTGAGAGAATTCATCTCCCATGTCAATCAAGTAAGCGCAGTCCTTGCCCTCGTCCAAGCGCGAAAGCCGTCCAGGGATTTGAATGCCATCAACAGAGGACACGGTGCCATCTGCTCTTATAAGCACTTCAAGTTTTGGAAAGTTTACCCCTTGTCTGAATACTGTCGTGGCTATGATATACCTTAGCGTTCCCTTTGCAAATGCACCCCGCATTATATCAAGTTGCTTTTGTGTCATCTTATACTGCTTCATGTCCAGATTAGGGTATCTATCTTTAGAGAACTTAGCTCCCATAGTATCTAGGTCGGTTGCCCCATAATGGGCTACCTTGAACCAAGGTAATAACATATGCAACTGAATAGCATGTTCTAGGGACGCCACCATAATAAGTATCTGCCCCTGCATAATCTCTTTTAGATCGTAGACTATTTGCTGTATCAGCGTGTTTCTACTTTTATTGCACCAGTATCCAAACCTCTTTAGGATGTCCTCAGGAGTTCCAGGTTTGTTACAAACGTTAGGGCCGTTTGGGCACGGGATAATATGGTACTTCATTGGTACCACCATTCCAGCGTCTACGGACTCTTGGTAAGTCATCTTCAATATCACAGGCCCAAATAGAGCTTCCATGACTATTCTAGAACCATCATTACGTACAGGACTAGCAGTAAAACCAAAACGTCTGGCAAAACAGAACTTGGCTATCTCTGCACCTGCAACATTAGCTCCCACGTTATGACACTCGTCACACAGCAGTAAGTGCACCTTCTCTGGGTCTATGTTAGGCAAAGACTTTAAGGTGGTAACTACCACGCGCTTACCGTGCGATGTATTGCCTTTGCCGTATAAATAACCTACTTCTGTCGGCATCTGTTTGTTGAGGTACTCATATAGAGTGCCTACTACAGATGCCGACGAAGTTGTTACAACTATGTTTAATGTCGGATACATCTTACAAATAAGAGCAATCAAGAATGACTTGCCCCAACCTGTAGTGGTTTCAATGATTCCACAGTCCAAGTTAGCTACTAATGCTAAGGCTGTATCTTGTTGCTCTCTGAGCTCTTCGCCTGCCAGAACACTATAATCAGGATCTGGTCTAATATCGGCATTTCTTTTATCATATAGCTCGTACGCTATCTCGTTCTTCTCTAGATGTCTTTCAATCTTTGGCCATATGCCCGGTAAGAAATACGCTATAGAGTTATCTGTTGGGTCTTTCTTGATTACTGATAATCGTTCATACTTCAAAGGGTTAACCTTAAAGGCTTTGTTTCCAAAGCGTTCTTTACGGTTAGCTCTTTCTGCTTTCATCTCTTCTGGTGTCTTTCTGGTTTTGAGCGTATACTCTCCTAGCTTGTCCAGATCGTTAGTCCAACCGTGGGCAGTCACAAGCGTATCCGCTAATATTATTTTCATGTTATTCCTCACTTATGTTTAAGACGTTACTACAACTTTCAATAAGCTGGTCATCTCTGGTTACGATTAGCATCACGCCCTCAATGGAAGGTAGCATATTATTCATACGATCGAATAACGATGCCATGATTAGCTTGTTCTCGACATCCAAGGATTCGGACGGCTCATCTATCAGGAATAGGTTCATCAATGGTTGTACTACTGCTAGTATGGCCATCTGTAGCACTACTGCTGATATGTTCCGCTGAGCTCCTGACAGATGTGCTGCCGGGTGTTCAAACCCTTCTATCGTCTTGTACATAAATGTATGCTTCGCCTCATCCAAATACAAGGTGAAAGGCATATCAGTTAGCTCCAAATAATACCTTATATGCGCATTAAGCTCTGATATCCTAGAACGCAGGTAACGAGCTTGGGCTCGGTTCTGAGAGAACACATCTCGCAAACTTACTAAGGTCTCCCTGACTGCTTTATTTGTCTCATACTGAGCAACGGCTTTCTCATTATCTTCTATTGCCATGGTCAGATATCTGCGATTAGACTTGTTATCTGCGATTTCATTTATCAGCTCGCCTTCGCGGATTTTTACGGCTGTGAGATCCTTTTCCACGAGGGTGAACTTATTGATGCTGTTATCTGTTACTGGTACAATCTTAGCAAGCTCTGACAGTTTATCTTTTGCAGCTGTTACGCGGTTGCGTTGTAACTGATGCACTGTCAATAGTTCTTTTCTTCTGTTGTGTGTTTGGTGTAACTGCAACAGTAGTTTACTATTCTTTATTGTTTCCGAGAGCTCTTGCAGCTCTATTTTTAGTGCTGCTACTTCAGCTGTTCGTTCGGCTTTCAGTTCGATATCCTTTGTCATTTTAGCGGTTAAGGTACGGGCCTGGGCCTTCATAGCTTCTCTATGTTCTGCTTCGCTTTTGTAGCCTGTAATGATACTCCAACGCTCTTGGTTATAAGCATCGTAGTCGCTTATCTTTCCTTTGCATAATCTACATACATCAGGCTGCTCTTTTTCAATACTGGTTTTTATCTCGTCAGTGCTCTCCAACAGTCTAGTACCCTCAGCATCATTGCTATTGATACTGTCTGATAGTTGTTGGATGGTTGCTTCGTAGCTACGTATAGTTGACTTGGTGGTCTCTAGAGCTTCTTGCGATTCTTGTACCACTTGCTGTAACACCTCTTCAGAGATGTCTGGGAGCTCTGGTGCATCTGTATCTTCGGCAGGTATTGGATTGTCAATCAGCCATTGTTCGGCCTCTGCCAGTTCGGTTCTAGCCTCTGTTTTCAGTGCCTCTAGCTGCGCTTCTTTAGTCCCTTTGGAGATAATTTCACGCAATCTGTTGTGTTCTGCAAACAACGCTTCTTTGGCGTTTCTAACGTGGATTAGCTCTTCTTCCATATCTTCTATGGGTTTTAGTGTCTTCAGCTTTTCTTGGGCCTCCAAAAGGGCGTTTTGGGCTAAGCTAGATAATGTAGCCACAGTGTCCAGTTGTGTTTTGATGGTTGCTCTCAACTTCTCTAGCTTCTTAGTATCGAAGACAGTTGCTAGGAATGTATTGATGATAGCGGCAGGAGCTGTAAGCAGGCTGTCCATCTGCCCTTGTCTGCCCCAACAGATCTGAAACATTAATGCACAAGGGATACCGAAGATCTTTTCCATCTCTTCGTTCACCGCTCTTCTACGTCTAGCTATTTCAAGATGTCCTGCATCCTGTAGCTCTGACAAGGAATCAGGGAACTTAACATCGGATGTGGAATAGCGTTTAACCGCCATTAGACGCCCGTTGCCTGCGATTGTCACCTCCACCCATCCAGGTTCCGCCGTACCGTCCTTTTGCAGTTCTTGCTGGCTTCCCCAGCTTCCATCGACTAGACCTGTAAGGCCGTAGCCTAGACCTCGTAAGAAGTTAGTCTTGCCTTGTCCGTTCCTTCCACATACTGCCATCAGCCCAACATCGACATCAACCGTCAAGGCTTCATACTGGCAAATGTTCTTGAATTCTACTTTTGTTATTCTAAACATTAGCCGATCCTCTCTACTTCCCAATAGTTCAGCCAGTTCTCAATCTCCTGTAGCGGGTCATCTGTATTCAGCAGTGCAACTGCCAACTCAGATAGAATGCCTTCACCTGCTTCAGCCGTAATTGCTTCTTGCAATGTGTACAGATTCTGTCGATTGAGTTCTGGTGTGTTTGTTGTTGTCTGCTCATCAACACTAGTTGTTTGCACAACCACGCCGGGATGCTGCGATTGAAGTATCTTTACCTCACTATCTTTCGGCACGGTCACCCTGATGAATGGTTGCAGAAAGTCTGCTCTGCGTTCTTCGCTAGCAACTGTTACCAGCTCTTTCAGCTCAGTTTCATTTTTATACTCGTAGGTATAATATTCACGAACCTTACAGTCAATATCTTCTATAGCTCCAGTATCGAGGTCAATCAGTGACACAGCATACGGCTCTGACGTTTTATCGAAGCTAGTGGGATATAACGATCCTGGACTATGGATGTAACCACCGCCCTCCAGCTCCAATGTGTGCCTGGTATGTATATCACCGACCAGTACACGGACTACCCGTCCAGCGAATATCCGCTCTATCACATCTGCTGCTATGGAATACGAGCCTTCGAAGTTTAGCAAGTGCTTGAATGCCTGATGCATAAGCAAGTACATTGGCTCACCAGCTGGGACGCTTTCATGTATCTCCTGCAGGCGCTCCTCCAATACCTTGCTATTCTGAGTCCACTGTATGCCTGCTATGTGAATTCCTTCTGGCGTTGTTATGTAACTGCAGCCAATCTGTGTAACCACGGTATCTTGCATGTACTGAGCTACTTGCAGAAAGGAAGGCTCTATGGTGTCATGGTTGCCTGTAATATATATCACCTGCTCAAACAAACTGAGAAAGTCTATACTTTTCATCAAGTCTGTTGAGGTTGGTTTATTACTGTCGAACCAATCACCAGCTATCAGCAAGGTCTTCGGGGGGTTCTTCATAGTCTGTACATGCTTGGTTAGTTTTAATAGCGCGGTATAAGCATCGGCATACAGCTGCATGTTGTTTGTCCATGTTCTGCTCTTGATGTGAGCATCTGCCATGAACAGAGCAGTATTGTTCCTGGTGGTTGTCATTGATCCTCCTCGGCTAGTATCAGTTCTCCTGTTATTAATTTATCACGCTATCATCAGAATGCGAAGCATCCCTGATGTAGCATATTCGAGTAAATAAATATTCACTGCGCACAGGCAGTCGCGACAGCGACTGTGCCCGTAGGGCTGTGGCAAGATTATTTTATTGCGAGAATATCCTATTCCCTCATGTGTGTACACGTGTACCACGCGCAGGCCTGCGCGCGCTAACAGCGTTGTCAGTTCGCTTAATCGCTTCACTGCGCTGATGATCACCCCTAGTCAGGGGTTATTGTTTTCGTCAGCTAGCCGTTGGTCTGCGACGCTAGTGGGCCTCGTGTACACACGTGCAGGCGTTACAGGTGTAATACGTAGTATTACACCAGTGGCGCTTGGCAAGTGGGAATATGAGAGCTCAATAGCATAGGAGGCACGGATAGGTGACAAACAACCCCAGGGGGGACTCAGCAATGTAGAAGTCGATGAACGGACTGAGAACGCTTCTTTTTGTTCTTGCTACTTCTTATTTTTCTTAAAATCTAATTTTGTTTGAGCCTCTAAAATCGAGAACTCTCGGAGCTGTAGATCAGCTTTTGAAACAAGATGAGGGTAGACAAAATAAAAGCAATCAATACCGTCCATGCGACAGCTGAATATGAGTCTGTTGTTTTGCTCCCATTGAGGAGCGTCCGAGGCATCAGCCAGGCCCATGCTGGCATTATCCCTTGCTATCTTCTGAACTCTAGAGAATATCTGTGAGATGTAGTTTCGTACTTCTCCAAAATCCAGGGTTCTCACCAGCAAAGTAGTCTCACCTGGTATTCCTGTCCTTACGATGTCGAATACTTTTATATACTTCTCCATCTCGTTCTCCTATATCGAAATAAAGGCCGGAAGAGGCTCTTTGACGGCGATTGGATGTCTTACCGAGTATTTATGTATCCCGGACATCTAATGACGTTAGAAGCGCCTTTCCGGCGGTGTTTAACCAAAAATTTTACGCCAGGCAATGTCTATGTCTGTCTCACATAAAGGCTTGTCAGATGTGACGGAAAAGCTATAATCATTAACCTCGGTTTTAACATCCCCTGATTTAGGGGTATCTTCCAGATTTGCAGATGGTTCTGTAGTGTATCTTGCTATGCTTTCATTGAGTTGTTCTTCAAAGTTCTTATGCTTCGGAGCAGTTCGAAAACTGTAGATACACACCAGAGAAGCTATTGGCCACCATACTGTGAACGGGAAGTATCCGTTAGTTAACCATAGCGAGGCACATAAAACTACTGCGGCTGCAGCTGTTAGCACATCTCGCTGGTCTTGTAGCATATCCTGGTCTAGTTTATACTGAACGATCAGCATAGATATCATGACCACTATAGTCAGCACTTCTGGTTTAAGGGCGATTACTATTCCTAAAAGTATTGTTTTTTGGAGTAGTATATTTTTGATCTTGTTAATTGTTGGTAGACTGATTTCTTTCAATCGTTTATTTATTTTTTTCGTGGCGGCGCCGACACTACGTCAGTCCGGTCAGGTCTCCTTATCTCCTGCGTTCTTGCCGTTCCAAAAGAATCTTTCTTTAGGTATCTGTCGGCCGGTATTATGTTTTTCGATCTAAGATATTTCTGAGCTTGTACTCTCATATAGCACTCCATTGTTATAACGTTACTGTTACTGTAAGGGGAACGTGAACTATATAGGGACGCACAAGATGCAGATTACGACTAGATTACACACTGTGTTTAAGAACATGTACGATAAGCTTAGAAGCGGTGAACTAAAAACATTTATACCACTTCTCGGATTATTCAAGATAGGGGGCAAACCAATGTCGCTACAACGACACTACCAGTTTGCGCCCGTTTTCAATACTGTCCAGCCCGGACATGCGGTGTTTATGACAGGTCGGCAAGTTGGGAAGACTAATAGCTTCTCGGCTGACATGGCATTACGCAGTGCTTTGGTGCCCCACTATCACACAGTGATGGTTCAACCCAGGGCAGATCAAATTCAACGCCTAGTTAATACTGTTTATAAACCGCTAATCAATACTTGTCCCATACGGGAGGTTCTAATTAGCAATGTAGAGCATAACAAAATGGCATTGCGGGTGTTCAATAATGGCTCGATGTGTTTTGCAGAGCATGCCTTCGAATCGGTTGACCGACTACGAGGCATCAGTTCAATCGCTACAACTACATGGGATGAAGTACAAGATATTGAGTACGAATTCCTGGACGTTGGTAACGAGATGATGTCAGCCTCCTTGTTCTGGGGGTTCGCCAGATACTTCGGGACACCCAAGACTACTGATACCACATTGGCTTTATTGTGGAATCGCTCATCTAAGGCTGAGTGGGTGATTAAGTGCACTGCTTGTAACCATATGAACATACCTAACCCTGAACAGGATCTTGTCAAGATGATAGGTAAACGTGGCCCTATTTGCGCTAAATGCGGCAGGGCTATTTATCCTCATCAAGGTGGGTATATTCATGCATCTCCTGAGCGTGCTCTCACTTTTCCCGGCTACCACATATCGCAGACTATACATCCGCTACATATGGCTACTAATGCTAAATGGCAACGTTTGCTTGATAAGGTGGAGAGTTATACCGAGATGTCTCTTTTTAACGAGGTCTTTGGATGGCCTTACGATGCGGCTGTATCTCCGCTGACTTTAGCTGACCTTATGAAAACTACGCATACAAACCCTACGGTTGAGAAACCTTCCGATCTACTACCTTTTATCGACAAGTACCGCTACATAACAGTAGCAGTGGACTGGTCAGGTGGCGGAATGATAAGCGATTCATATACAGTTTATAGTGTCCTAGGTCTACGTAAAGCAGACGACGTTATAGAGGTTATCTACGGTAAACGCATACCCAAGGGAGTAGCTCCTGCCGATGAGGCAAGAGAGATACTAAATTGGATTACAGGTGTCGGGGCAGATGCTTTCGCATACGATAACGGCGGCGCAGGTTTTACTCGTTTAGAGATATTGAACATGCTAGGGTTACAGGCAGTTCGTAATTTAACTATTATACCGATTAACTATGTTCGTCCTCGTTCTGGCGACGTTATGAAACCCCACACTGGAATGCGTGAATCAGATCTGTACTACTACACACTAGACAAGAGCAGAAGCCTTGCAGTATGTATTATGGCTATTAAAGCAGGGCGCATAAGATTTACTCCATTTAAGGAAGATGATCCAGATGCTTTACCTAAAGACTTCTTAGCGCTGAGGGAAGACCCTCGAGTATCGCTCGGCAAGGATACTGTTATTTTGATCGTCAAGAAGCCAGGGGTACCTGATGACTTTGCACATGCAGTCAACATGGGCTGCTCGCAGATATGGGACCATTTTGGAGCCTATCCTCAGATAGGTACTCGATACGACGCATCTATATTAGATTATGATGAGAACAATAACAAGATAATGCCTGACGAGGTGTTCGGGCCTCGCGGCGACTTTGAACGTTTCAGGGACGCTGTAGAATTAAGAGCTTCGGTCATACAACCAAATAATCCATTTTAAGGAGTACACTATCATGGATGATAAAAAATTAAAACAGAGCTGCCCACCACATGAACCAGAAAGACGTGGAGATTACTCCACGTCCGAATCTTTTGATAAGATAGGCCTCATGGAGGCAGTGTATGGCGATGTAGTACTAAGAGGTAGGCATGGGGGCAGGGATCATATAATCCCGCTAACGTCTGCTGTATCTAAGTATTATGACACCATGGAGGCAGTTAAAGGGTACGCCCGTAACGGCGTACGTGGCTGGGACACTTTGATGGATATAGCAAAGGATCTAAAAGTCCGTATATTCGAGGCTGTAGAACAGCGCAAAAAACTTGGATTTGAAATCCCTCCTAATGTCGCTACTTTTGTAGAGACGGAAAAGAAGAACTGGTAAACGCGTCGAGGTATACCAACGACATCTACCAGCTCTTCAAACGGTTTTCTTGATGGGAGTACTTGCGGAGCATCCCTCGGCAGCGTTGGGGGCTCAGTAAACCGAAACTGGTGCACCAGTGTAGGGTTTACTGCTCCCCCACTGCTGCCTAGGGCTGCTCGGATAGTACAACACAAAGAATCCTTTTCTTTCCTTTGTGCTTTCCTGCGGAACTGCTAGGCGTAACGCCAAGCCAACTCAAAACCTAACTAAACAATCTTCTTTATCGCTTTGGGGTCATAGTAAGGTCCGCCGGCCTAAAAGGCGAACGAGTGTAGCCGGTTATTTTAATAACCGCTTTAACTTGTAACGCCTTTTTAGGCCGTGCCGGACCAGATATGGTCCCGATCATGCGATTCTTCTCTCGTCTGCAAATGTTATTATTTGCACTGCTCAGCGGAGCGCCAAGCACTATCAAGACTGTTACTACTTTAGTTTTAAGACCAGTGTAGTTACTAGTCTGTACAATCTTCTTAAACTACCGAGCGGCTACGGCCTGGAGGCAGCATCGGTATGCGTTTCAAGTCCGGTCCGCCGCCGATGGCGGCGGCTAGGACGAATTACGCTAACCGAGAGCTGCCTGGAAGGCGGTAGTTGCGGAGGGTCTGTTTACTTGTTTCTGGTTCAAGGTGCGTATTGCAACTTGTCGCGACGTATCGTCGTGACGGTCAAGATTGTAATTGGATGTAATCTTCTTTATCCTCCAAGACTAGGGATCTTCGGGCCGTTAGGTTACATCTAGGTCGATTTCGACCTGGATGTGTACCGGTGGGCTAAGAAGATCTCAAGTCTACGGGTTCCTCGGATTCTCTTTCTTTTGTTAGAGATCCTTATAGCTTCGCGGCGTAGCGCCGCGACTAATCAAGATTACATGTGTTCTAGCCTATCTTCTATAGATAGCAAGTAGGCGAAGCGGAGTGCGGGTATACAGCTCTCGCTTGTCTGATAGGTACGATGAAAGGTATACCTTTCGAGTTTCAGACAAAGGGAGCTGTATCCCTCAGGGAGCTTTGCTGACCTTGCGCAGAGTCTGGTTCGGTTCTTCTGCGTTTTTTTCTTCTGTATGGCGTAGCGCTATACCTGGTCAAGATTGGCTTATTCTTTAATTTATCTTCTCACTGGGAAAGAGTACGGGCAGAAGACGTTTTCCTCTGGTCGGTGTCACTGGAGAAAGTGTTGTAAATCGCGACGACTAAATGGAATGCAGTCTAGGCGGTTTTCAACATTTGATCCGTGACTTCTACCAGAGGAGGGAGTCTTCTGCACGGCGATTTGACTCATGATGTGTTTCAGAGTTTTCTCGCTTGCATATATGCTAGTGCAAGGCGTAGCGTCTTGCTAAATCAAGATAAATTAATAATGCTTTAGTTTTAAGACCAGTGCATAACTAGTCATGACAACCTTCTTTATCGCAGGGCAGGCTGGGCGTCGATTTTGTATTTTATTTAACAAGTAAAGCCATATCATACGATGAATTCGTGATGATACGGGTTTCTGGTTACTTAAAATACTAGGTCGCCGCCTGCGTACCCGAGGGAGATACCTTAGCGTCTTCTTTGGTATTTTTTAGTTTTGTACAGCGTAGCGCTATACCTGGTCAAGGTTGTTGTTTTTTAGAGCTTTCTTAATGTATTGAGGAATGCGCGTTTGCCGTCTCAAAAAGCGCTTTTCGAGAGTCGCAGTATTTAGCTGTAATCTTATACTTGTCTCCGCAGACTGTCTGACGTACCATCAAACCGAATCAAAGCTCTATCGCTTTTCTTACAGCAGGCTGTATCTATAGTTACTTTCTTTCAGCTAAGAAGTTTTTCCCGGTACGGAGAGCTCCTTCGTAGTTTTGCGCGTACCGAAGGGGAGCGCAAGTCGTAGAAGGATGCATTTTGTACCGGAGGAACATCTTCTGGGGGGTCTTACCACTGTCGTCCGGTGGCGCTTATTTGCTCAACGTAGCGTCGAGCCAAGTCAAAGTAACAAAGGGCGATAGTTTTACTGCAGCAACGTCTGACTAAGATCATTGAATACTTTAACTATCAAAGTATAGGGAAAGGCTGTTGTGAGCACTACTTTCTTTCTTGGCTTGATGTTTGGGCCTTGGGCTTGCAGGCACAAACAGCATCTTTGGCGTTTCCTGTTTTATGCTCTGCGCGCTGCACCAGACTAACGTATCGTCAGTCATGTTCAAAGTAGTAAAGCTAAATGGTATTCCGGGGAGGATTCGAATCCTCGACCATCACCTTAGAAGGGAGATGCTCTTCCTCTGAGCTACCGGGATATAATGGTATTCCCTACGAGAATCGAACTCGTATTACCAGCTTGAAAAGCTGATGTCCTAACCGTTAGACGAAGGGAACATGGAGCCGGAAGTCAGGATTGAACTGACGACCTGATGATTACAAATCAACTGCTCTACCGCTGAGCTATTCCGGCGAAAGAGTGGCTACCCCACAAGGACTTGAACCTCGACTAGATGAACCAAAATCATCTGTGCTACCATTACACAATAGGGTATGGTCGGAGAAACAGGATTCGAACCTGCGACATTCTGGTCCCAAACCAGACGCTCTACCAGACTGAGCTAAACTCCGATAAATGGAGCGACTAGTAGGAATCAAACCTACATATTCAGATTATATCTTTTTCTACTTGAAGTATAAAGTTCTATATTTAGCTGCATACTAAAAAGAAAACTTTGGACTGAAAGTAGAACGGATTTGCATCCCATGGCTGGGATGCCAGTGCAGGATCTCTCCTGCAAGAATGTTAAAATCCATTCAATATATTATGCCATGAAAATGGGTCAAATTAAGGTGTCTTTAGCCTATTATTCCGTCTTTTTCTAGGGAGAGTAATTCGGCTTTTAAAGCTTCTTGTTTAGCTATAACAAGCGCATTCATAGACTGCACATAGTCTGCTTGGCGTGCTTGGTACATTTCAAACACGGTTATATCGTCAGACAGGTCTGGAAGGGCCTCTGTATCCATTTCTGCGAACTTTAGCCATGATGGAAGCGTTGATACACCATTAGTGCGTGCTACTGCCTGTATATACGCAATAATATCTGAGTTAAACTCTTCAGATGGTTTACCGTCTTCGATTTCTCCCATAAGGTTCATATACTCCCATACACCCCATGCACACATCTCTAGGGTGCAATAGGGCACTTCTTCCTCGCCGAACAGTTGGTTATTCATAACTGCTACACCGGCGAGGAAGCCTTCTATAGTAGATACAAAGGCATTAGTACCCACCAGAGTGTATCCGCAATTCAGCTTATCAAAGCTACGCTGTGGGAGCTTCTCAATACCATAAGCAGCTTGAAAAGCATCCCGCAGTACCAATGGCTCCCACTCTAAAGACTCCATTCCTAGCTTCTTTAGGCCCATTACGGTCATTGAAGTGACAAAACAGTCCTTTTTTAGTGGGATATCGCTCATTTTATAGCCTCTAAGAGCTGATCGGCCAATTTAGCGTCCAAAGATGCCACTTTAGCTATCAATTCTTCATCATTATATGGTTTTTCGGGTGCGAGATACTTAGCCAGGAATGCTTGGGCTGCTTCTTTGCGTTGTAATAATGCACTTTTACTTAGTGTGGCATCAATAGATTCAACATACATAAGATCTTTAGCTTCTTTTAGTAAGTCATCCATGTTGCTACCGAATACAACATCCTCTGGAGCGGGGATATCTTTACCATAGCGATACGTATTATTGTATATTTCATCGATTTCTTCTATAGTATCGCAAATTTTATTCAAGGTTGCTTCTTTATAGAACTCTTCATCGGGTAAGTTACGCAGTTCATTAGCGTATTCCCAGAAAGGCCCATGATCTTTATCGCTTAGCACGCACATATCTGCGCGTTTTTCGAATGTCTCTTGTATTTCGTCACGATCTCCAACGCCAATACCTGCTATACGAGCTATTTTGCGCAACTCTGGTGTATCTTGCTCTACATCTGAGTTAGCTGCAACCCATACAACATACTTAGCGGCCTCTTGGAGGTCTGCACGTTTCATAGATGCGCGTTTATCAAGGATAAACTCGGTAGCACTTTTGAAATCTTCTATCGAGGTGATTTTAGATATAGCCAGATCTCCTGATTTTCCTTTCAGTAGCAAAATATCACTGACAGGTTCTGATGCTTCCTTCTTAAAAGCCTTGAGTTCGACTTCGTGGAAGGATGCGGCTTTATCAAAGCGTTGCTTGATATCATCTGCAAGTGCTTTAGCCATGGTAAATTTGTCACGCGAGAATTCATCATATGAATGTAACGCGGCTTCTTTTGTGTGGATGGGATATTTGCGCATAGAAGGATACGCAAACCAGCTTTTATCGAGGTTATCCATATTAAGATCCTTTTGTTATTAACTTTAACTTAACCTATAGAGGAGACATTATGTTCAGCGACGACGAGAAAATACTTCTGAACTCGTCATTAAACGACTTCCCTATGATACGGGCAGCGTTAGCAGCGTGGAAGCGTTGTGGTACCTGTGGTCACGGCTATGTTAATGTTAGAATGCTGTTAAAAACTGCAGTAACTAAATATGCCAATGATCCCGAGTTTATTAAGCACTGTAAACAACTGATGCCCCTGCCTTGTATGCTAGGGGGCGTCCTGATAAAATAGGTAACACCATGAGTATCTCCATAACTTTGAACCATACTGTAACTGCCACCGACAAAGGCACTATCAAATTAAATTTGAATACCACTGCTGTAGGCATCTCTGGTAAAGTTTTTGCCATAGAAGTATATCCACGCAGTGCCGATCTTTTAGCCCCTCTCTATCGCTTCAGTCATATCTGCTCTCCTGCAGAGCTGGTAGAGTTCCCAGACGAGGAGGCAGAGGATAACTGCTATTTCAGAACAGACTCTATTGAGATGATCTTTGATAGCTCTAAAATAGTAGAGAGAGTACTTAAGCA